GCGGTGCATGTTTACTACCCTGCTGGTGGTTTCATGTCGTGGCATAATAACTGGGATTGTCCCGGCTACAATATTTTATTATCACATAGTGGTGGTTGTGGATTTTTTAAACACTTAGATGAAGATGGGAATGTTGTGACTATCAATGACCCTATAGGTTGGAATTGTAAGATAGGATACTATGGTGGTAAAGATGAAACTCCATACTGGCATACTGCTGGAAGTCGAGGCCCGCGTCAAACATTCGGGTTTGTTATACCAGACGAATACTTATGGAAACAAATGGTATCGGATATTAGTATGGGATAAATCCATAAGCTGCGCCTGCCCAAAATCCCACTATAAAACACACTACCCACAAAAGCATTTTTCTTAATTTCATTAAAAGAATCCTTCTCTTTGTCCTATGACCATGAATCGGTCAAACTCTTTCTTACCGTCCCAAGAATAATATATTTGTTGTTTGGTTCCTTCATATCCACATTCTTCTATTCCTATCTGTTCTTTTAGTGCATCTATTGAGTTCACACAGTTGATACCATACATCTCTTCAACTACATTTGAGTTCTGCATCGCGTAGACGGCATTGGGATTCTTACCTACTAATTCTGTTAGGGGATACATTTGTTCGGTATGAATACAGATTACCACATCAACATCAATCTTGTTTAGATTCTCAAACTCAAAAGGTATGTCTAAATTCCAATGACGAATGTTTACAAATTTTTCTTGAGCATAATACTTGTGAAATGATTTGGAAAGATTGATACTCTCTTCATCCATATCCACTAGATGAATTTGTGCGACATCCAAGTTCTCACATAGGAGTGGAACCATAGGAAGACCCAACCAAGAGTTAAGAACTAATATTCTAAGATTCCCCTGTTTAGTATAATATTCTTCCAAATATTTTTTCAACTCTTCAACCAACCAGATTGAAGCATCCATATTATTTTCTTGTAGAGACTGCCTAAAGTCTACAAGTTTGTGAGGCATTTTGTTTTCTATGACATGTAATGCCTCTCCCCAGTATTTAAAGTTATTTAAAAAATTAAAATTTAACATCTTCACCTTTCCCCATTGAGTCAAAAATACAAACATAAGGTAGTTCGCGGTAAGTGTGTTTCTCTATGTCATGTGGAAATACATAGCCTTGGTTAAAACTATATACCCAACCGATAGGAAACAATTTGATTTTGGTTATTCTTCTGTTATAAAAGAAGTTATCAAGACCGCGATAGTACCATAGTATTTGTTTCTGATATTTATTAAAGTATTCTGTAATCTCTTCTGTGTTTAAGTTATCATTCCATCTCAGAACCGAAGAGTTTAGATCTGTATATTTATGTGGAATGTGCCTAGTGTTTTTGAATTGAGTTTCTAAATCGTGCCAGTATGTCTTTACGAAACAAAGACAATCTTCTGGGTCATAGTTTGCGATAGGAGTTATATCTCTCTGAATGATAGTATCGATATCAAAGAACATCTTTTCACCTTTCTGCGTGACAATGTTACTATCAAAGAGATACATCTTGTTCCACCACTTCACCAATTTGTTTCCGCCCGGCAATGCGAGTGGCGTAATGTTCTTATCTAATCCTTTTGGATTTTCTGTTAGGCAGAAGAAATCAAAGTGTCCATCTGGCGGTGCATAAAATTCTTTACACGCCTCATACACATTATTAACATGTTGATGATTATACTTGTCACCCCACTTTACTGTGTAGATGTTCAAAATGGTTCCCTCTCATAAACTACATTACCAGACGCGGTAATCCTTTCGCCATCTGAAGTATAAAAAGGGTAAACCATGTGTGGTAATTTAGCATCAAAGAAAATCATTTTACCAACAAACCCTTGGTCAACATTTATCGCCAGTTCTTCTGGTACACCCATTGGTGAGTTCATAACAAAACAAAGTCTTGATGTCTTTGGGTCTTTCTTTTCTGGGAAGAATTTATCTTCCTTTTCTAAGTCGTATGGAACATTGATAAAAATTACAAATGAGAACAACCCGCCATGATTATGCATGGGATTGAATTCATGTTTCTTTTGATAGTTAATCCATACGCTTTCCAGACCAATCGGTAATAACGGATGACTTGTGTCTTTGTGTATCTTCATGTACCGTTGTACTTCTTGTCTGTAGAAGTGACTCATAATATCTTCTTTGACTGCATCTGGCATATCTTCAATTCTTATTTGTTTCTCCAGATGTCCTGCTAAGTTATAATTGTTTGAAGTGTCACCCACAAACTTTCTATAATAATTCAAGGTATCCATAGATACCTCACCTGTCCAGATACAATTATGTTTTGATATCTGTTCTTCGGCTATAAACCAATTTGGACTCATCATCACCAATGTCTTAATACTCCCGATATAATAAAGAAACAGGTGAAGAAGTTCACTAAGACAACTATGGTTCTCATTATTGCAACCATATCAGCCTCGTGTGAATCATCCGATGCCTTTTCTCCTAAAGACATGCACCATAATTTCCAAAGTTTTTTTATCATTTTTACCTCCAATGTTCTAATAGTTTGGGGTCTGCGAGGTCATCTTGTTTTGTATGTCCTCTACTTTCATCCTCAAACGGTAATAAGTCTACATTAAATACACACAAAATACAATTGGGTCTGTAGATACCTACATTCAAATCATCTTCTTCCCATGAACGACCTCTATTATATGAGTATGCCATATGTGATGGAAAGTAATCCCAGAGTTTTGCTCCGTACTCTCCCCATCTCCATGAGTGATAGTTATCAGTTCCATCTGTATATGTGAACCATATCTTTTCTTGATTTTCTAAAACATCTTCCCATATAGGTTCACATTGGTCATCACTCCATACTTGACAACTTCCATTTGTATACGCACCATGTGCTAGTTTAAACTGTCTAGTCTGCATGGGTTTTGGGTCTTGCCACCAAGACCGCATTTTAGTTGGTTGTTCTGTATTGTAAGTTAGAAGTGGTGTAATATCATTCTGTATAATTACATCCAAATCAAAGAAGATGAAGCGTCCTGTCGGCTTATCTGCGCCAAAATTGTGAGTGTTAAACACGAAAGTTTTAGGCCTGTCCCAACAACGAGCCATGCCGTACTTAAACTCATCAGCGCCGAACCAGTACTTAGGATGGATGGTAGGGATGTCTGGAAATGGGATAACTTTAATATTAGGATCGAGTCCCTTATCATTGTCGGTATAACAGTAGAAATGAAAATCCATTGTCGAAGGTGTATTACGCTTAGACATGTTATAAAGACGGTTAACAAAGTGCGGGCCATATTTTTCTCCCCATTTACTACAAACTACATTAACTCGCATGGCAATCTCCACAATTTCTGGTACAAACGCTGAGGGGTTTCCTCTTCAAGTGTTGACTTATATTCTCAAAGTCATGGTTATAAATTATCTCACCGATATTAAATTTTGTTGCATCATTATACTTGAAATTGTATGTATAGTCAATAGGATGATACGGAAATAATTTGTGTTCCATTACATCTCTAGCAATGTACGCACACGGAAAAAGGTTGCCTTGCGAATTCACATAAAAATATTCACTTTTCCTCGCGTCACACCATACTGGTTCCTTCTCTTTCATCTTAGGTTTCTTGGTTCGTACTTCTTCATCCTTCTTAAACCTTTTCAATGTTTCCAAACTTATTGGAATATCACTAGCAATAGTATCACTAACCTTGGTTTCGTTTTCAGTTGGTTGAGTAGGAAGTACATGTTCAACCCTATCTACAAAAGGTAGGTCTTTTATATATGCCTTGAATGTCTGTACGGTGACGGTACAGCCCAATTTTTCTTTAAAATACCGACAAATGGACTCAATTTCGTCACAATTTGTCGGGTCTGTGATTTCACACATAAATGTAACCCATTGTAACTTAAAGTTCTCAACAACTGTCTTGAGAGATTCAAGAGTTTGTTCTTTGCCGTTGACAAAGATGTCGTTAAATTCATTACCAGTATCATTTTGTTTAGTAGATAGTTGTATTAATGCACCTTCTGGATTGCCATCATCATACAATCCTGTATACAAATCACTATATTGTTCCCCATGCATTTGAAAATACTTGACAAGAGTATCATTATCTTTTACATTGCTTTGATTTATAACAGATATAAGTTCCTGTTTAGGCATGATGTTGTATAGTCTTTCAAATACTTTTTCATAGTCCTCTTTATAAAATAATTCTTTTAAATTTTGTAGATAGTATTTCTTATACAAGGATTGCACATCCTCAGTTGATGCATCCCAGAACACTCTTTGCATCCCATGTTCTTTGATGTTGTCCATAACATCTTTCTTAATACTTGGTAGTGTGTTCTTATCCCACAGTCTTTTGTACAACGCGAAACATTGTAGGAAACTTATGTTCCAGAAATATCTAACAGGGCCCAGTTCTTTCGCTTCATCAAATGCAGTTAGGTGAGACTTGTATATGTACCTTTGTTTGTAGAGGTCATATATCTCATTCGCATCTTTGTTCCAGTATAGGGACTCATCGCCTTGTAATAGTACAGGGTCATCTGGGTAGTCAGCGAGAAACTTTTTGTGCATTGAAATCATATCACCAGAGTCATATAGTTCCTTGATAATATCTCTGTGGTGCGGTTCTATTTGTCGTATAAAGATAAGGTCAGATATCTCTCTTTCTAATTCTGGTACATGTACCTTCACTTCAGAAATTGTACCTTTGAAATATTCATCCAATTCTGGGAAGTCCTTTATCATTTTTTCTGATAAAGATTGTAAATCATTTGTTTCAATAAGTTCTTTTATATCTGATATTGTCTCTTTGTCCATATAGTTTTCTTGTAGCATACTATCTGTTAGAGATTCAAATCCAATCCACTCGCGTAATGTTTCAAACTCTTTTGAATATTGTTCCCAATCCTGTTTCAATTGAGGTAAGTCTTTAAGGAACTTTTCTTCTAGTGTATCGTAGTCCTTGGTACGCAACAATTGAGATATCTTATTGGTGTGTTTATTTTTATCAAAGAAGTTATCTGGAAACTTGGGTAACCATAGTCTTTCAAATTCTGTTTTGCCATGCCAATGTATGAGTAAGTTGTAGTCTCTCAGTTCGTGGGGTTTTAGATTGTTTTTATTTTTTCCACCAATGGATGCTTCAAAGATACAAAACTTTGCATTTTCTCTGTACAGGTGTTGCGTGACATCATTGGGATGTTGTCTTCCTCTATTGTAGGAGTAAACCCAATCATTTGGTAAGAACGACCAATAGTTATCGCCTACTGCTTGATGTTCTCTGTATGGGTAGTAGTTATCGGTTCCCTTCCAAAAGGTTTTAAACACCGTGTCCTTGTGTTTCATTACATCGTTGTAAATCTTTTCCCCTTGGTCAGTACACCATAACATGACACTAGAGTTATATAATGTGCCACGCATGTCTGTAAATCTTCTGTCATTGAGAACTTTTGGATTTTCCCAATTAGAATAAATCATGTGCGGAGTTTTGGATAGTTCAAATATGTCATCTATATTATTTTGAATGATAACATCTAAGTCTAGATAGCAGAACGGGCCTTTGGTTCTTAACCAATGGTGTGAATTCAGAACAAGAAACTTTGCTCTATCCCAACAAAAATTTTCTTGACCAAACCAATGCCGTGGATGGAGAGGGTCTACATTTGGAATAGACCTAATCTTAACATCTTTGTGTATGCCTTCTGGTTCGTCTGTGTAACATATGAACTTAAACCTCTTGGTGTAGTTCTGTTGAACCATTTTGTATAGATTGTTTACATATTCTGGAGAGTACTTATTGCCCCATTTCATGCAAAGAAAGTGCATCATAATATTTTTGTCTCAAATTGTAATTGACTTCATTCTGTCCGTTTAATAGAACAATTGGATAATCTGGTTTTATTTGATGAGCTCTTGGTGAGGTATCTGTTTCCATGTCTACCCCAGCAAGAAAAGAATATATTAATCCTTTTGGGAATGTTCGTTTGAAGAACCTTCCATCATATAAAAAATTATCATCCTTACCATCGTATTTATGCAAGTTATAATCAAAGTTTTTGAAAAATGCCTCTGGTATATAGGCGGCATTAGAACCAGAACCAGTACAACCCCATGCCATAACACTAGAGTTCCACGCGCCACCGAAGTCTTTCCAGTATGTTTCGCATATGGTAGGTTCATCGCAAAGGTCAAATATCGGGGTGAGGTCACCTTGGACTATAACATCAAGGTCTAAATATATGGTTGGGCCACCAAAATCTTTACCAAGAAGTAAGATTTTTTCCCAGTTCCCCATACATGTGTGGATATGTGAGGTTAGTATACCCTGTTCCAATCCTTCTGGGTCATCGGTGCGACACCAGAAGTTGCCACCAAATAGATATGGTTTACACATATTATAAATAGTGTTTACATCATCAGAAGAGTATTTGTTTCCGTATTTTAGTGTAACAATAGTTCTCATAATTTAAAAGGTATATTCCATGGCAAAAAAAGTAATTAAAAATATAACCATAGACCAAGGTGCTACTTTTAGTGAGACCTTAACTGTAACTACAGATGGGTCAACCGCTAAGAACCTTACTGGCTATACAACAACATCACAGTTTAGAAAAAGCTATGATAGTACTACTTATACAAGTTTTACAACCGCTCAAGTTGACGCTACTGGTGTTATAACTTTATCTCTAACTGCGACACAAACAACCGCGTTGAAGTCTGGTAGATATGTGTATGATGTAGAAATTGCTAACTCTCCAGAAGTATTGAGAGTACAGGAAGGCATCGTAACGGTAACGCCACAAGTAACTAAATAAGGAAAGACAAGTGGATAATAGAGATTGGCGTGTTAAGCAACAAGACATGACAGAATTGAATGGAGATGGCAATAGAGATAGGGGTAGATATGGGGAAGATGAACCCAAAGAAATCCAAGAGGATAAGC